GTAGAACTAATACTCAAGTAGTCTTTTACTTGAGCGAGCGTTACATAGGGATATTTTCCGAGATTCTCTTCTAAACGATCTACCATTTTATTTCCTATTCTTCCTCATCAAGATCTTCATATTCCCACTCATCGTCCTCTTCCTCGTCTTCTACAACAGGATCAGGCTCAACGATAGGAGCAGACTCTTCTAACGCAGACCAATCAGCAAGGATAGATTCAATACGTTCTTCACTGTGACCATTAACTCTTAACCAATGGCGTGCCGCTTCGGCAGTTTTAATATCATTTGGAATAGATGACATATAATTCTCCTTATATTAAAAAGGGAGGCGATGACCGCCTCCCCCTGTGTAGTTCAAAGATGTGAATCCTAAGATTAGGCTCCACACTCAACTGTAACAGCGTAGGAATACTTAGTAGCATCCAAAGCGTTGCTTGAGTTAGTTGTAAGAGCTTTAAAGTCAAGGCGTGTACTCATGTACATTGCAGTGACCTGCTGACGTGGTTCGTACTCGCTCTCAATCTCAATACCGCGACGTTCTGCAATCATAAAGCCAGGCTTATAGAGCAGGACACCGATATCGTTGTTCTCAGTACCAACGTTATCTAAGAACTCAGTGATTGCAATCGGAATACCGTAGACGGCACCAACTGAACCAGTAAGGTAAGTAGCGTTAGGACCAAAGGTGTTAACAGTCTGGAAGTCAGAAGTAGTTACCAGGTTGTTATAACCTTCAATTGAGGTTAAGTATACAAGGTCTTCACCAAGCTGGAGACCATACTTACCGAGCTTTGTACGAGCAGATGCGATATCTGATGGATCTGCTTTATCGTTAGCAGAACCTGTATCAACAGTCAAGCCAGCACCTACGTCACCTGTAAGGTTAGTAATACCTTCAATGACAGAAGCATAACCGGTACCAGCTGTAATAGCATTGGTTGGTGATGCAGTGAAGCCAGACAGAGCACCAGTACCACGGAGAATAGCTTTATCCAAAGCACGTGCTAAACGACGTGTAGCAGCTGCGCGGAGGAAGTCAAGCAGAGGAAGAACTGTATCTTCTTCTTCATCCTTGGCAAGGTGTGTAGTAGCCATAAACTTGTGTGGAGTGAAGTCCACAGAAGCAATGGTGTTCTGGTTTGAAGTTGGGACACGTGTGGCGTCGGCAATGCCTGTAGCAAATGTGCCAGAAGCAAACTGTGCTACATCACCATCAGTGTCTTCATCAGCGACTGGTACGCGGAAAGTTTTCGCGTCAACAGCAATGCGGTTAAACATTGGAGCAATAACCAACTGCTGTTCCATCTCTGTGTAGATGTTATTTGAGAAGTTGCTAAGGAACTGATCAACAGTCGTAATAGCCTTCATACGAGCACCATATTTTGTGTCAAAGATGTCACGCTTGTTCAACAGTTTTGCGACAAGAACAGCGTTAGCCATTTCTTTTTCATTAAACTGTGAGCTGCGAGACTGCTCTTGATAATGCATTTTAGAACGCTGAAGAGCGGCAAGCTCATCCTGATACTTAGACATTTGTGCCTTAAGTTCAGCAACCTCTTCAGATTCTTTTGGTGTATAAGCGGTATTCTTATCACCTTGTACCAGCATCTGCTGGTCAGCAGCGTCTGCTTCCTTCACGATAGCTTCACCAGTCTTTTTAACCAGTTCAGCAACTTGAGGCTCAGACACTTGAGCTACTGGAGTAGCTTCTTTTTTGATCTCGGTGTCGGCAGACTTTTCAGTGGCCCCTGCACCAGTAAGATCGATAGTATCTACGACTTGTTCAGCCATTTTCTCGTTCTCCTTTGTAGAATGATCGTGAAGCTCATTAGTCAGACTTTGCTTAGAAACCGTGTCTTCACTATTTTGAATTTTTTCGACTTGTGAAAGTTCATCTGTTTTCACATTAAGAACATTATCACAGTCTTCACCGTTAGCGTCAACCTCTAAAAATTTAAAGATTGGCGATTGGCCTGTTGCGATTTTGGTGACAGTAAACATTTTTTCATTATAATTTACAAGATCACCGTGTTGAAGTGTACTTGCGTCTTCGGAAAGCAAGTTTGTGAACGGGATTGATTCGTTAGGGTCACGAATTTGTAACTCTTCCTCTTCATCATCCTTAATCATGTCAGTATCTGCTTCCTCGGCTTCCGCTTTGACCTCAACCTCTTCTGCAGCATCTTTAGTGTTAACTTCTTCAGTCTTCACCTCTTCTGCTACATCAGTTGTTTCTTCTACAGACTCTTCCTTGACTTCGTCAACGATATCCTCTTTAGTTTCAACAACTTCTTCAGATTTTGGATTTGTCATTGCTTCCTCCTCGGTTGGAGACAACGGACGTTCGTTAACAACTTCGCCCTCCTCCATATTGTGAATTGGAACACCAGCCATGGTAATTTCATGTGAGTGGCCTTCGGCCTCTAACACAACTCCACCCATGACTTTATGAGCGTGGTTTTGCATATGAGATGCGTAGGTTGTTACACCGTTACCATTTTCATCCAGTTCAACTGTATGATAATGACCATCGCTCATATCAGTGATTCCGGCCTTAATTTTACGCATCTTCTTAATTTCTTCTGCATCAGCTTCTTTTAAAGATTTCTTAAATTCGTTAAATTCTTCGTCGTTATCAAAAGACTTACGAATAGAAAAAAGTGAATCTTGGTTACAAGGAACAGAAACAACAGAGATTTCAAGTAATTCAACATCAGTAATTGTCATTGAATCGTCTTCTCTATTATACTTTCCGTCCTTAACCCTGAATCCTACTGAAAAACTTTTTAGAGCTCCATCTTTAATAAGAGTTTGAACTCCGTGTGTTTTCTCAGCTGCTTCACTAATAGAGCCTTCAACAAAGATTCCTTTTCTATCAACACGAATATTATCTACACGACCAATAGGACAATCGTGTTTGTGTTGATATAAAAGCACAGGATTACGACGATAATTTTCTACACCTTTAGCCCAAGCAGCAGCCGTAACAACGTCACCAGCCCGGTCTTTTGCTGTAGTATTAGCATAACCTGCAATTTTTAATGATTTGGAACCTTTTTTGACTGCTTTTGTTTCAAAAGCGCTGTTCAAATAAAGAGTTTTATTCATCAGGTATTTCCTCTATATTAGTAGATTCCTCTTGAGAGGGTCTTCCACCTTGGGTAGCGTCAGTTGCACTACCTGTGATGTTTTGTGGTACTCTTATGGTATCATTATTTTCAAGTTTTGGAAATCTTAATCCTTCACGAGCTTCATTTGGGGTAATAATACCTGTATTTACAAGAGTAGAATAATAAATAGCTTGATTTCTCATGTCAGGCTGTAATGCGGGTACTTTAAGTCTGTCTGGACGAACAGTAACACCACCATTAAAGAAGTGTTGAAAAGCCGAACAGAACTGAGTTAAAAGTGGAATTACTGTATGTAAATAAAACAGTTTTTGATTGGCATCAATGTTTGCATTATTGCCTGATTTTAATAACACATAAGGAACGCCAATTGCTTTTGCCATATCTTGTTGAATACGTTCAATTGAGTTTTCAAAATCTAATTGATCAAAAGATTTTGTAGAAAACTCATCAATTTTTAATCCACCATCTAAAATTGCAGGATTCCTTGCACCATCAAAGATAGTTGTATAAGAAGCTCTCCAAGATTCTAATAAACGTTCTTTAACACGTTTTGAAAGAATGTTATCAGTAGTAAGAACAAAGCCGGGAAGAGCGTTATTCTTAAAGAACTGACGCTGGAACTTAATCATATAGAAGTAAAGTTCCATGAGATTTAAAATTGGCTTAAGTTTTGATACACCTCTAAAAATCGATAACTCATTCTCAGCCATTACATGAATTATCTCATAAGGCTCAAAACGAATCGCTTCTGCTTTACGTGTCTGTTTTCCGCGACCAAAACCATAAAAATCTTGGGATTGTTGATTAGATACTAAATAATTGTAGTGAGATACAAAAGCACGATCATCAGGAACTACTTCAACATCGTTTGCAGGTAATAGGTATAGATCTGCTCCATCGTAGTAGAAAAAAGCATTACCGTCTAAATGAAAATCCAAAAATGCTCTTCTAAATAATCGTACCCTATCTTCAAATGGATTAGGCTTAAAATTAAGAAGTTTGTTTACTTTTTTTGCAGAACCGCCTTCAACTATGAAGGGAATCTCGCACATAGCATTAATAATCATATCAACAGAACGATGCACTACCTCAATCTCACGATAGGCTTGTTCAAAATCAACAATAGTTTCTGGAGAAGCAAAAGGTTCAAGAGCAGAAATAGAAGGCTGAGCTGGGTTCAGCTTAAGTACATCTGCTACAAATTTTCTCACGCCTCTTAATTCATCATCTGCCATTTTTTTCCTTTTGTATATTCAACCAATTCTTAATTTTTGGAGCTAAGTGATTAGAATATCTTTGACCATAGATATTATGAAGTCTTTGGTGGTGAGACTTACATAGTGTAAACAAGTTATGATGGTCTAAACTTTCTTTACAGTCTATAGAAAAATCTTCACGAAGGGAAGTAATTTTTTCAACAGTATCAATTTCAGTAATCTTATTGCGAGTGCACCACTCGTTAAATAATTGACTAACCGAAAAAAGGTGATGAAGTTCTAGATTCTCAGTGGAGCCACAAATATAACATTCATCACGTATTTTATAATCTTTTTTAATATAATCTCTTATATATTTTATTGGAAATCTTTTTAATTCAGACATTGTTGAAGCACCTCCCAGCGTTTAATAAAATGAGAGGGGTCTTTATTTAATCCTACATCTCCTTCAGGTAAAGAAATTACGTCTGCTTTTATAGTTCGTCTGTAAGCACCTAAATGCTTTTTCATTAAGTAGCTTACTATAATATCATCCCCTCGTTCAGGCCATCCCCACGATACTAAAGATTGTTTTATTTCATTCAAAGATTCTTGTTTTACTAAAATACCAGAACCTACTAAAAAATCGCAGTAGTGATCTACGCACCAGTGGTCTTGTAACTCTTCATACTTAGAAGCAATAGAAACCCCTGTTTTACCGTATATACCTATAATATGTTGTCTTGCTTTTCTCATACGAGCTATAGTTTTATGACTCACTATCAAATCATCATCTAAAATAAATTTATAAGGTTCTGGATAGTCAAAACAACGCATCCATCGTTCCATGCATTTCCAATTTTTTATGTTATTAATAATATCTATTGAATGATTTGATGTAAATGGCTCTTTCGGATTATTATTAATAACTGTTATAGGAAATATATTAGAATATGCTTTAATAATTTTGTGTACATTTTGTGGTCTTTTATAGTTAAGAACTATAACTCTAATTTCATTATGCATATATAGTAATGTTACTCATTTTTTGGTGGGTGTAAATAGCATATCTTACAGCGTCACATGGGTGAGAAGCCCAGTCATGAATTGGCTTAGGAGTTTCAGTATTAGGATTCCACTTATACGAACTCATAGCTGAGTAAGTATGTCTAGCACCTTCAGTATCAAAATAAAGAAGATCTTGTTCTATCAAAACTTGTAAAGAATTAATTCCATCATTTACAGATTTAATGGCGTTCTCACAATAAATATCATAGTCATAAGCAAAATCTGCTTTTACTTGTTGTGCAGCTGAGTCAATATATATAGAATCTATTCCCCATTCATCAATTTTATCTTGTATTGACTCTGCTAATTCACGGGTAGTAGACTCTTTTGATACAAATTCGTCAACAATATAGTAAGACTGACCATCAGTCCCTATAACAACGAAAACATTTTCATCTCTATAACCTACGTCTAACCCTGCTATTACTTCTGCAAACCTACGATCTCTAAAATCTCCTATATGTTTATCTTCGTCTAAATCCAAGAATATCTGCGCTTCAGTAGTTGTCCATTCACACTCATACTCTTGTAAGTACAAAGCTTTAGTAATAGAGCGACGAGCTTCTTCTACGTCTTTTTCTGATAAAAGTGGGTTAGATCTCCACGTATGTATAGACGAAGCCCAATCTGAGTACTCTGGGTCTTCTCCTCGTAAAAAATACTCATAAAGATAATTACCTTTACCACGAGGGGTGGAAATCCACAAACAACGAGAATCAGTAAAAGTTGAAAGAGCAGGACGTAAATCTCGTGTGTAGTACTCATCGTTGGGGATGATTGCTGCCTCATCTACGATTAAAAGGTTTGCTGCACGACCCACAAGCGAATCTCTGTTATTAGCTGAAAGCAGTCTAAACACTGAGCCATTTATGAGTTTCACCACCTTATCTTTTTGATTAAAACGGTCAACTTCAATTTCTAGTTGTTTTATTAAGTCTGTAACATAATCCCAAATAATAGAAGAAAGAGAAAAGTTAGGAGCAACAACCATCACCTGTTGACCTGGCTCTAGGAGTTTAGCAAATGCAAGAATAGCCGCTGCATAGGACTTACCTGTACGGCGTGCAGCAATATGGACGCAGAAGCGATGAGAGTCTAAGTTTTCAACCATAGCCCACTGCGACTCATTAAACTGAACTGGAGTTGGAAGACGGTCTAAAAGACGTTGAATTTTGATTCTGAAAAATTTATCGCTCATTTAGGAATTGAATTTAAAATCATTAAAAGAAGGGAAATAAAGCCTGTAGTCACACCACCGACCCATAATAAGGTTTTAAGAGAAGCACGACCTGTAGTAGCTAAATCACGGATTTGATCTACCTCAGAATCAATCTTATCTAATCTAGTCTCAAGACGCTGAAACATATCTACAATATTTTGATAACGCTCTTCACACACAGCCTCATGAGACTGAATCTCAGCTTTATTAGATTGTGAACGTTCATGAAGACGTTCTATTTCTACTTGAATCTGATCTAATTCACGAACGTCAGCCATAGTAGCTCCTATGTTTTGATTATATACTGAACAACCTCTGATGGCAAGGTAGTATTTACAGTAAATCCGTTAACACTAAGTGAAGGAATAGAAAGTGCTGGTACTGACAAAGACGGCACACTGTGAGAGTGATTTCCCCCTGCTAAATTGCCGACACCATGAGTATGGTTGTTAACAGTTAGAGAAGGAATTGAATGAGAGTGGTTATTCACTGTGAGTGATGGTATAGTCAAAGCAGGCACTGAAAGTGCAGGAATAGAAAGTGAAGGAACTGAGTGGTCGTGGTTCGCAACACTAAGTGCAGGGATACTTAATGCAGGAATAGACAATCCAGGAACACTATGAGTATGATTGCCTCCAGCTAAATTACCAACACCATGAGAGTGGTTATTTACAGTTAATGAAGGTATAGAGTGTGAGTGTGAATTAACACTTAAACTAGGAATTGAATGAGTATGGTTTGTTTGGTTTACTGAAGTAACAAGTGTTGCTTGCGTTACGTCTTTTGTGCCTGCAGCAAGAGTTTGGTTAATCGTATAAAATGTAAGGGTCAAATCGCCAGCACCATCAGCTCCAGTATTACCTGTTCCAGTATTAGCTCCTGCATTTCCAGTATTAGAAGCAGCTGTACTAGACGTGGAGTTACCTGTATTACCAGTGATACTAACAGTTGAGTTTCCTGATGTACCACCACCAGTTGTTCCTGTACCTGTATTGCTTGCTACAGTGACAAGACCTGTTTTTGTGCCAGTATTTCCAGTACCAGTATTACCAGTTCCTGTATTACCTGTACCTGTTACAACAGTAGGAGCATTTGTTGCATTATATCCTACTGTAGTAGAAGTAGAATTACCTGTATTAGAAGCAACAGTAGTAGAAGTAGCATTACCTGTATTACCAGTGATAGTAACAGTTGAATTTCCAGAAGTGCTTGTACCAGTGTTTCCAGTTCCTGTATTAGAAGAAGCAGTTGTTACACCTGTTTTAGTAGCAGAGTTTATCACAGAAGAAGCTGCGACAGAGCTAGTAGTAGTGCCTAGTGTACTATTATTCGTACCCTTACCAAGCGGAACTTTATCACGTAAGTCAGGAACATTGAAAGTAGTAGATCCATCTCCCGAACCAAAACCTGTACCAATTACAGCAAATAAACGAGCATAAGTAGTACGAGACACAGCAGAATTATCACACAGCAACCAACCAGTAGGAGCGCTAGCTGCACCGTATGCAACAATCGTCCCTGATGGAATGATTTCT